TTATTTGTGCCGCCAGCGATGCACCAGGCTGCGCACGAACATAAAACAGAGCGCGCCCAGCGCACACCAGAAAATCCCGCTCAACAACCACGCCAACTCTTGCCATAACGAGCGCGGCGAGGCAAAAACGAGACGCATCACCACCAGACATAACGGTGCCGCGAGCATCGCGCCAATCAGCGGTTTGACCACTTCTCCCCCGCGCGAGAGAAAACTCGCCACCACGCCTGGCAAAATGAAAAAGAGTAAACCCAGTTCAGGATGGCCTGATGCCCTGAATGCCCCCTTCACATGGAAGGCTAAAGAAAGGCATACGGCGATAAACAGTAGAAAACAGCAGACGACACCTGTCCAGTTCCGCTTGATGTTCAAAAATCCTCCTGACTCCATCACTATCGAATACACATTCGTCCAGAGGACGCCCAGTCAGATAATGCAATGTGGCATTCCTTGCCAAAGCTCATAGATTGTTACGCGATCTTTTCTGGCCCTGGATATCTAATACGATTAGACTATCGGCCAGTTATTGTTCTGTGGGATATATTCTGTATGGGCGAAAGGGAGAATCCCTTCACTCACATGGGATAAAACAGTAGCCTAAATCCCCCATCCTTTCAACAGCTTAACGGTAAACAAGAAGTTAGCCTCCGTGAATATAAACGTCGCAGATTTGTTAAATGGGAATTACATCCTGTTATTATTTGTTGTACTGGCACTGGGACTGTGTCTGGGTAAATTACGCCTGGGTTCAGTTCAACTTGGTAATTCCATTGGCGTTTTAGTGGTCTCATTATTATTAGGCCAGCAGCATTTCAGCATTAACACAGATGCGCTTAATCTCGGTTTTATGCTGTTTATTTTTTGTGTTGGCGTGGAAGCAGGGCCGAACTTTTTTTCAATTTTTTTCCGCGACGGCAAAAATTATCTGATGCTGGCGCTGGTGATGGTCGGCAGCGCCCTGGTGATAGCGTTAGGGCTGGGTAAACTGTTTGGCTGGGATATCGGCTTAACCGCCGGGATGCTGGCCGGTTCGATGACTTCGACGCCGGTGCTGGTCGGTGCGGGTGATACGTTGCGCCACTCGGGTATGGAGAGCGGTCAGCTTTCGCTGGCGCTTGACCACCTGAGTCTCGGCTACGCCCTGACCTATCTGATTGGGCTGGTGAGCCTTATCGTCGCCGCGCGTTATCTGCCTAAACTGCAGCATCAGGATCTCCAGACCAGCGCCCAGCAGATTGCGCGCGAGCGCGGTCTGGACACCGACACCAAACGTAAAGTCTATCTGCCCGTCATTCGCGCCTATCGCGTCGGGCCGGAGCTGGTTGCCTGGGCCGACGGCAAAAACCTGCGCGAGCTGGGTATCTACCGCCAGACGGGCTGCTACATCGAACGTATCCGCCGCAACGGTATTCTGGCTAACCCGGACGGCGATGCGGTGCTGCAGATGGGGGATGATATCGCCCTGGTCGGCTACCCGGACGCGCACGCGCGCCTTGACCCGAGTTTCCGTAACGGTAAAGAGGTGTTCGACCGCGACCTGCTCGACATGCGTATCGTCACGGAAGAGATTGTAGTGAAAAACCATAACGCCGTCGGGCGTCGTCTGGCACAGCTGAAGCTGACGGATCACGGCTGCTTCCTGAACCGGGTCATCCGCAGCCAGATCGAGATGCCCATTGACGATAACGTCGTGCTGAACAAAGGCGACGTTCTTCAGGTCAGTGGCGACGCGCGCCGCGTGAAAACCGTCGCCGACCGCATCGGCTTTATCTCCATTCACAGCCAGGTTACCGACCTGCTCGCCTTCTGTGCCTTCTTTATTGTCGGCCTGATGATTGGGATGATCACTTTCCAGTTCAGCAACTTTAGCTTCGGCGTGGGTAACGCTGCGGGTCTGTTGTTCGCCGGGATCATGCTCGGCTTCCTGCGAGCCAACCACCCGACCTTCGGCTATATCCCGCAGGGCGCGCTGAACATGGTGAAAGAGTTCGGCCTGATGGTCTTTATGGCGGGCGTGGGTTTGAGCGCAGGCAGCGGCATCGGACACAGTCTGGGCGCTGTCGGCTGGCAGATGCTGGTCGCCGGGTTGATCGTCAGCCTGCTGCCGGTGGTAATCTGCTTCCTGTTCGGCGCTTACGTGCTGCGCATGAACCGCGCAATGCTATTTGGCGCCATGATGGGTGCACGCACCTGTGCACCGGCAATGGAAATCATCAGCGACACCGCCCGCAGCAACATCCCGGCGCTGGGCTATGCAGGCACGTACGCAATCGCCAACGTCCTGCTGACGCTTGCCGGTACGCTGATCATCATTATCTGGCCCGCGCTCGGATAACTCTGAAGTTTGCGCATCACCGAATTATTTTCGCGATGCGCAGAACTTTTTGTATATGAGGCAGTCATAACTATTGCCACTGCTTTTCTTTGATGTCCCCCATTTTGTGGAGCCCATCAACCCCGCCATTTTGGTTCAAGGTTGATGGGTTTTTTGTTGCCTGAAATTCACGCCCTATAAAATCAACTACTTACAACACTACTTTCCCATGCATGGCGACAAAGTGGCGGCAGCGCATTTGCTATGGCGACAACATGCAATAAAAAACCCGCCAGCGGCGGGTCAGTATCAGTAAGCTAATTGTTCCTGCATTCCTTTCGGATGAGGCGGTGCTGCGCTAATTTTTTGCGGACGGCAAACGGATCGCACAAAAGTCTCATGCGTCACGAACGTATGCCCACACTCAATATTGGTGCACTGGTTGTATCGTTCTTTGGTTTCGCTGGAAACCTGGAAGCTACTGCGTGTATGCGCGGCCTGGCCGCACATCGGACAATTCATCATTTCGTTAAGCCCTCACTCTTAACCAGTTCGCAATAATGATACATCATTGTTCTCAATTTGGAACTAATCATTCAATTTCGAACTCATCTATTTTCACCTCGAGATCCAGACTGGTCGTAAACCCGTTATCCGGGCTGACGGTATGCGTCAGCGTGGTAATGGTCCACTCCGCATCATCAATCGGCTGCTTAAAGCCGCTCACCTTCACCGGCATTTCGGTGTAGAGATCGGCCCGGCCTTCTGCGAGCTGCAAGGAGAATGACGCCACCCCGCGCTGCAGGCGTTCCCATTGCGTCTTTGCGGCGCGCTCCGCATTGCTGCGGTTGGCGTAGGTCCGGTTGAGAACCAGCACGTTTTCATCAGTTCCCACCAGATAATCGCCCTGCTTTGCTTCTGGCTCTTTGGGCGCAGCGGTTTTCTTCCGGCGGCGCTTCACCTGCGTGGTCTCTTTCTTCTTCGGTTCACGGGTATGCAGCCAGCTGGCAATCACGCCAGTGTACGCTCCGCGATCTGCCAGGGTGAACCGGTGTCCGTCGCCTGCCTTGCGTGTGAGGGTGATAACCGGCAGCGGTTTGCCGCTGGCCGTTCTGCCCTGCCCCTGGCGGATAAACAGCAGGTTCCCGTCCTTCACGGAGGCAATCGCCCCATACTGGCGCGCCAGCTTCATCAGGAAACTCGCATCGCTCTCGTTGGTCTGGTCCATGTGATCCAGCGTCTTGTCCATCAGGTCTGTGCCCAGCGCCAGTTTCAGGTTGTGGCGGGCGGCAATCTCTTTCACCACCTCGCCCACCGTGGTCTGGTGCCAGGACTTTTCACGCCGGGTGTTCAGGGTTTCGCGGAAGTCAGCGCTGCGCGCACGGATAGTCAGCCGGTCAGGTGCGCCGGAATGCTCAATCTCATCCACGGTAAAGCCTCCTTTCGGGAACAGCGGCTGACCTTTCCAGCCCAGCGCCAGGTGGATGACGGCTCCCCGACGTGGTAGCACAATCCTCCCGTCCGCATCGTCCAACTCCAGATCGAGCTGGTCCGCTTCAAAGCCCCGGTTATCCGTCAGCGTCAGACTCATCAGGCGCGCATCCATCACCGTCGTCACGTCTTTGCCTTCGATGGTGATATTGAACGCCGGGCTTTTGCTGTTCAGGTCCGGCAGATTGCTGTTCAGATTCACGACAGCAGCCCTCCCGCCATATTTTTCACCTTGCCAATCGCCGAGGCCGCCGTGTCCTGCAGGTTGCTGAGCTGGTCACTCAGGCTGCCGAACATCTCAGACAGCGACTCATCCACCCGTTTCAGGGTCAGCGTGAACTCAATCCTGCGCGGCATACCGCTTTCAAAAAACTCCGTTTTGGTCTGGCTCAGACTCTCAATCACAAACATGCCGTAGATAGTCCCGCTCCCCTCAATCAGCGGCCACGCTTTCCCCAGCTCCGCCATCTGCTCCAGCGCCAGCAGAGAGAGCCTGCCTCCGGTGATTTCCGGCAGCAGCACTCCGGACAGTGTCAGCGAGTCGTTATCCGGGCCGAGAAACTGCGTGGACGGGCGACGGTTCACCCGGCTGTTGGCCGCGTGCCGCCAGCTGCGCTGATACTGCAGCTCCTGATACGGCACGGTGCGCAGCATGAAAACGTATAAACCCAGCACCATCATCATGAATCGTATCCCCCCTGATCGCTGTAATTGCTGCGGGCCTTCGCCCTGGCCCGGCGTTCGCGCTCATCGAGCTGTCGCGCCACCTCACGGGCAATGTCCTGCGCGCTCTGCCCCGGCTGGGCGGTAATATGAATCGGCGCATTAATCTCATAGCGGATCACCGGTGGGGGACTGCTGGCCTTCACAGGCTGAGTCTGGTACGCCCTAATTGGCAGACTGAACGGATGAAGCGGCGCGGCCTCTGCAGGGGCTGCCGCCACGCCCATCGCTCCGGCCACCACGGACGCCAGCGCAGCAGTGCGTCGCCTGCTGGTCACATTGGCCGGACCGTTGACAATCTCAGGGCCGTTCTCTCCCACGATGCCAAACTGACCGCGCGGGATCGCCCCTCCGTTGTCGTACATCCCCGCAAAACCCATCGACGGGAATCCGCCAGGCGGCAGCACCACCTTGCCGTCATTGTTTACCGCAGCAGGCTGCTGTCGCGTAACCTGCTCCGGCAGTTTCGCTTTTGCCGCTTCCTTGCTGACGATGCCGAGCTTTTCCAGCAGCCACGACACGCCAGATTTCAGCGACTCCAGCGGGTGCATCACCATGTTCAGACCTTCCGCCAGCGCCTCACCAAAGCTGTGCCCCATTGCCGCCGCACTGCTCAGTTCTTCGGCGGTGGATTTCACCGGGGTTAACAAATCCGTGAACCATCCCCACAGCGCCTGCACTTTGTCGCCTATCCACTGAAACACAGGTCTGAGCGGTTCAAAGGCGGCACTGATGGGCGCGGCAGCGGCTTTGAATCCTTCCACCACGCCACCTAAAAAGGCGCTGATGGGCTGCCAATATTTCCAGATAACCAGCGCCACGCCTGCCAGTGCCGCCACAACCAGCCCTACCGGGCTGAGCAGCGCGCCCAGCAGACCGGAAATGCTGTACAGCGCCACGCGCAAAATGGCCAGCGGGCCGGACACCAGAAAGCGCAGTACACCACCGGCGGCGGAGAGTCCACCGCGTAGCGCCGCCAGCGGGTTCATCACTGCGCCGACAACATTGCGAATGCCCGCCATTCCGGCGCGAAACATCACCAGCGGCGCACCACCTACCGCTTTCAGCGCATTACCCGCCAGCCCGGCAGAACGGCGCAGGGCATTCAGCGGCGCGCTCAGCCATCCGGTACTGCCGCCTGTTGACACCATTCCCCGACGCAGCAACGAAAGCGGGGCACCCGCCAGCCAGGACAGCGCGCTGCCGGTGCGTGTTACTGCAGCAGTTACGGAAGGCAGGGTTTTCACGCCCAGCATCGACAGGCCGAAGCGGATCACCGCCAGCGGTCCCAGTACGGCGGCCACGGCCACGGCTAACGTGCCGAGTACAACGGTGATCGCCGCCGTCGCTGCCGCCACTTTCATCAGCGTGCCTGCCAGCTGCGGGTTTTGTTCCACCCAGCGGCGCAGCGCTCCGGTAACACCTTTCACGGAGTCCATGATATCCAGCAGCGGCTGTCGCAGCGTTTCGCCCAGGCTGCTGAACGCGTTCTGCGCACCCGTTTTCACCAGCAACCACTGCGCGGAAAGAGAATCCTTGTTGATGTCAGATTCTTTCTGCATCGAGCCGTTCGCATCCCCGCCGGACGTGAGACTGAGCTGGCGCTGCAGCTCCGGCAGGTTATTCGCCAGCTTCGCCGCATCATCACCAAACTCTTTGCCAAAAATCATCGTCATGGCGGACAGGCGCTTGTCCTGGGGCAGATGGTTGACCTTCTCCAGCACGCGCTGGATGGTGCCCATCGCATCTTTGGTCATCTGCTTTTCAATCTCAGCCGGATTGAGTTTCAGCAGGTCCATGCCTTCAAAGAATCGCTTGCTCTGCATGGTGGCAATCGACAGCTCGCGCACCATGGCATTCGACGCGCTGGCGGCAATTTCCGGCGCAGCGCCCAGGGACAGGAACGTGGAGCCGAGCGCGGCAGCCTTGCGATAATCTAGGCGATCAGCCACGCCCCCCATGCGCTGCAGGACGTCGATAATGTCTGCCCCTTTCGACATGGCGTTATCATCCAGGTAGTTCAGGGCATCGCCCAGCTGTTCAATATTGCGGGTCGGCACCTTATACAGCTGCGCGATTTTCCCCAGCCCCTCGGACAGCTCATCGGCAGGCAGTTCAAACGCCGTGGAGGCTTTGGCCGCCGTACTGGCAAACGCCAGCAGGTCGCGCTTCTGGTCCGCCCAGGAATCGTTAGGGTTTGCCACGTTCATGCGCGCCCCACCTTCAACCAGTGCGGCATAATCTACCGCGCCGTTTTCCATCGGCAGCTGTTCACTGGCCGCCTTGATGGCGTCCTGCATTTCATAGAACCGGGCGGTACGGTTGCCGTTGTCGTCGCGCAGGCCGTTGACCTGCTTTGCCACGCCTTTCATGGCGTCTTCCATGCTGACGTAACTCTTCACCGCCGCCATCACCGGCGCGCCCATCGCCAGCCCGGCGGCCGTGGTGGTAGCCCCGGCTCCGGCAATCCTGTCCCGCACTTCCAGGCGGCGGGAATACTGATCGCGGACCGCATTCATCCGCGCCTGCTGTTCACCCAGGCGTTTCAGGGATTTCATCTGACGGTCCAGCGCCTGGCGGGTTTCGTCGGCGTTCTGCCGCAGCTCCCGCTGCGCGCTGCTGAGCTTTTTCGTGTCCAGCCCGGCCTCGTTAAGCGCCAAGCGCTGACGCTGCACCGACTGACGCAGGCCGTTGTATTTGCCCTGCAGATCCGTGACGCGGCTTTTTGCCTGCTCCAGCAGTCGCGCCTGCGCCGCCGTCGGGCGGTTGGTGGCTGAGAACTGCGTGGCGAGTTTCGCCGCTTCTTCGCGGGCGGCTTTGAGGCTGTTGCCGGTGACGGCCAGCTGCGCGCTGGCTTTGCGGAATCCGTCAATCCTGCCCGCCTGGGCATCTAACTCTTTAAGACGGGCGCGGCTTTGCTGGACGGCAGATGCCAACTCCTTCGAGCTGGCCTGCGCGGATCGGAACGGGCGGGTGAGTTTATCAACCGCATTTAGAATCACCTGCAGGCGCAGGTTGTTGTCACTCATCGCTGGCCCCGCTTCGCTGAATGGCTTTGTGTCGCCACTCCAGCACGTCCGTTAGCGGCATAACGTCAGTGACGGACGGCGACCAGTGAAAGATGGTGGCAATGTCTGCCACCAGATCATCAACCGTCAGGCTGTCGGCAAACCGGCAAGCACCGACTTCTTCAATAAAAAAGTCACCACCTCAACCGACAGCGCGGTGAGATCGGCGGGGTCCAGCTCCGCCATTTCCTGCGCGGTCAGGGTCGGCGTGGAGATTCGCGGGATGACGGTCATCATCGCGCCCACGTCCATATCCATAATCGCCTGCAGGCGGGTGCCACGCAGCGCGCCGGACTGGGGTTTGCGCAGCACAATTTCGGTGATTTCCGTCTTTCCACGCGTGATCGGCGTATCCAGCTGTACAGTCTTTTCGGTTGGTTTATCGCTCATGTTCTTTTCCTGTCAATACGTACTGGCGCGGCTGCCCGCGCCGTTAAGGTTAATCAGAGTCCGAGGGCGTTACGGTGCGCTTCCATCAGGTCCACGCCGTCCACGATTTCAATCATGTTGACCAAATCGACCTCATAGAGCACTTCGCCGTTTATGGTCAGCTTGGCGTAGCTGTTGGTGCTGCTGACTTTGGTGGTGCTGCTCTCGCCGGTCTTCCACTCGCCGGAGTCCAGCTCTTTATGGCGCCCGCGTACAACCAGCTCGACAGCCTGCACTTCGCCGGTGTCGTCGCGCTGGATAGAGCCGGTAAAGCGCAGCTGAATGGCGTCCACCGTGGTTTTACCCATCTGTTTGAACAGCAGCAGTTCGGTGCCGCCGATGGAAAACTCCGTATCAATGGCACCGTCATCCAGCCCCATATCCACGTCCACCGCGCCCGGCATCCCGCCGCCGCGATACTTCTCAAACTTGCGGGTGAATTTCGGCAGGGTCAGCGACTCGACGATCCCCTGCCAGTTATTCCCGTCGTTGAACAGGTTCAGGTGTTTCAGCTTGCGTGGTAAAGCCATGGTGTCCCCTTACGCGCTGACCTGGCTGGAGAAATCCAGCAGGTACTGATCGGTGATGCGCTGACGCAGCATCAGGTTTTCCAGCGGCGGCACTGGCGTGTAGTCGTAGTCGATGGTGAGTTTCCCGGCTTTCAGGGAGTCCTTGTCGTTCACGGCCTCATCCAGCCAGCAGTCCGCGCCGATGATGTAGCCCTGCGATTTCAGGCTGCGCAGTTTGGCGCGGATACCTTCGATAATGTCGCGGGCCAGCGACGGGTTCAGCACGCCATCCACAGCCCACATGTGCGCCTCAGCGATGGTGTCCGCCAGCACCTGCGCCGTGCGGGTGTAGTTCTCGAAGGCAAACAGCGGATCGTCACTCAGGCAGCGGGAACCCCAGAAGCGGAAACCGTCCTTTCGGATCAGCGTGGTGACGTCGTTCTGGTTCAGCAGCCCCGCGTCGGTTGCCGGGTCCTGCAGATCCCAGAACACATCAGCGGACAGCCCGGTGACGCCGTTCACCCCGACGTTGGACAGGGTTTTGTGCCAGCCGGTCTGCTCGTCGATTTTGGCACGCAGACCGAGCGCACGGGCAGAGGCATACGCCGTCGCATCGGCATTCAGCACGGTGTCAAAGTTGATGAAGTCAGGCCAGATCAGCATCCCCTCGCGCTGGCTGAAATTGGCACGATAGGCAATGGCGTCTTCTACGGTTTTGCAGCCGTAGGCGGACAGGTAGGCGAACCCGCGCAGGCTCTGCGCCACGCTCAGCAGTTCCGTCGCCACCGCCTGCGTGTCGTGTCCCGGCACACCGAGGATGCGCGGTTTCACGCCGAGCTGGGACTGCGCCGACAGCAGCGCCTTCATGCCTGTTTTTTTGCCGTCAGCGGTGACGCCGCCGATGATGTTGGAGGTGGTTTCCGCTTCGGTTTCGCCCTGGGCCACGCGCACCACAACGGTGACGGGTTTGGCCTGGTCGGCAATCGCATCCAGCGAGCGGGCCAGCGTGCCGGACTCGCCCGCTTTGCCGCTGGCAGTCAGGACGTCGGTCAGCAGGACCGGTTTGTTGAGGGGGAACATTGCCGCATCAGCATCATCGCCGGTGCAGACCATGCCCACGATAGCTGTGCTCACCGTGGTAATGGGTCGGGTGCCTTCGTTGATTTCGACAACGCGCACCCCGTGGTGGTAATCCTGAGCCATATGCAGTCACTCCGGTGTAGAGGGGGTGTGACTATGTTCAGATTGATACGTGCGCGGCGCACGCTTCGGGCTTTGTGTAGGGGGTGGCACAATGGGGATATAGAAATCCCCATGCTTATGGCCTTTGTGAGCTAGTTACTTTGTATTAAAGAAGTCACATGACGGAGATTCAAAAACCCTCTTAACCGCCGACTTGCTTTTTACTTTGTTCCTTTTTTCTTTCTCTTCTTTCATTTCTTTTCTGTTTACTCACTCGTTGCATCCAGCGTGAACATGCAAATAATACAGGAAGACATATTACCAACATTATCACAGCGAATGAGCGATCCGACGTCCAGTATTTTGCATTACTATCGGAAAGAATTAAGAGAATTGTTGACGCGACACCTAACATCAATGGATCAACTGCTTCATCAGGCCCGTCTGTTATTAACATGTATGCTAACTGAATCCCACATGATATTGCGAGCGCCGCTGCAACATACACCAATGTTTTTATTTCCAAAAAGTAATAAACGTAGGAATGTGAACTTCTCAACTCATATGGATTTTGAGTAAAGACTCCAAACGTTTGAAGCATCTCAAAGAAACCCTTTGATAGAAGAACTATTATCAATGCTAGGAATATAATTTTCTGCAAGCGAAACTGAAAATTGTTGGCAGCACCACTAATTTCTTTAAGGGTTTTCCTATCCGTGTTTTTAGAACTGGAGAATATAATCTCCAGTTCCTTAAATGAATCTCTAACCCCACCTAAAAAACAGCAAAAAAACCTCATTCCTATGGTTTTAAATCTATAGAACCTCAAACAAAAGTAAATAAAAAAACCAACAGCAACGGTTGATATAACACCAGCGATATATTCAGAACTTAAAATTAAACTCAAAAATTTATCGAAAAACAAAGTCAACCTCACCTAAAAAATGGGAATTTGTTAATCATCATACATTAACTAATCATTGCTACAAAACGTTGTATATGAGCCACTTACTTTAGAATGATTATGCATGGATACTGTTGGGGGGATTACCAATCAGGTAGGCTCGCTAGGCCACGAGACAACGGGAGCGGTGCTGGTATCCACACGAGCCAACAGGACGCGGTATTTTCGCCACCCGTTGAAACAGGCTTTTTCCTCATCCGTTGCCATATCCAGATCAACCGCATCCTGCAAAGGGGCGATTTGCTCACTGGCGTCTTTAATCAACGCAGCTTTCATTGCCTCTGCCGCCACGACCGCCGACTCTTTTCGCGCGGCCTCATCCGTCACCCAGCGCTCACCATTCCATTTATCGTAAGGAGTCGCAGGTTCGTAAATGGTCGTATGCGAAGGGTAATCACCCGGTGCTGTAACTTGCAGGGATTCTCCCGTTTGGGTACTCCAGACGGTTTCACCTCGATGATCAGCCAAATATTCCCACCCGTTCAGCTTGCTGTTGCGGCAGACAACATAACCGCTCTTTGCTAACAGCGGTTTGTCGGTGCAGGCGTTTGCCGGGATGCCTACGCCAACCGGGAGGTATTCAGTTGACTGAGACAAATACGCCCGTGTCTGGTTGTCGTAGTTGAATACCACAATTTCACCTGCGGCAACGGCAAAGCCATTTTCCAATACTGCGGTCTGCATTATGCGGCCCTCACGATGTAGTTGAATGCGATGTTACGGGAACGAGTTTCTCCTGCGGTATTAACAACGCGCGAAGCATCCAAGGTCCAGCGCGAGACTCCATAGCCACTGCCAGTGGATGAAACAAGACCTGTAGTTAACCCGGTGTTCACCTGAGTAAACGCACCGCCTGTCTCGACTGAGCTAAATAGCTGAAGTTGGCCCATTGTTCCCGTGATATTTTGCATAGCGAAGTTTTGCGCACTCAATAACGCTCGCCCGGCATCCACACCGCGCCCATCATCCCAACCACGCAAAAATTCTCCGCGTAAGTCAGGCAATTTGAGGCTTGGGTAAGCCACAGCCAGCTTAGGATATTGCACAGCAGTAAAGGCCGCCCCGTTGCATTTGAGCCATCCAGCAGGCGCTGCCGCGAGAGGCCAGGGGATCGGCACACCCACAGGTAGAGCAGAGCCGACACCTAATCCGAGGTTATTCAGGAATGCGGCAACGTCTGCAATGTCAGTGCCGTTGGCGGATTTATCCATTTTCCCCGCCAGCGCATTGGTCATGGTAGTGGCAAAGTTCGGATCGTTACCCAGGGCTGCAGCCAGTTCATTCAGTGTGTCCAACGCGCCGGGGGATGAATTAACCAGGGCCGCAATGGCTGCCTGCACAAACGCCGTGGTGGCAAGTTGAGTTGTATTATTTCCTGCTGCTGCCGTCGGCGCTTTTGGCGTACCGGTCAACGTCGGGCTGGCCTTGGGTGCGTACTGCGGGTGCGGATCAGCAGCAGCCAGATGTTTTGCCATCTGGTCATCAACATACACCTTCAGCACCAGCACCTTGTCATCAACATACTTGCGCGTTGCCAGCACCACCGCCGGGTCAATTTTCAGTGTAATGGTGTCGGTGCTGCTGGTAATCAGCACCATGCGCACGGTCTGGGTGCGTCCACTCCCCTCCGCCAGCTGCGGCTTGTAGCTCTCCGGGCAGTTGCCCACGGCAATCAACGCACCGGTGTCATCAAACAGTCCGACTTCCCGAATCCACCACCCACCGTCGGTTTCGGGGATCACCTGCTCCGCAATAATCTGGCTGCTGTTCTGCGGGTCGATGTACAGCATGTTGAGATCGGCCCGGCGTTTTTCAGCAATCAGCCGGGTCTGCTGCGCGCTGGGTGTGGGAAGTACACCGCCGCCATCGCCCACCGCCATCTGGGTAATTTTCAGCGGAACGCCGAGCGCGGCGGCGCTGGCCAGTTTCGCCGCGCCGATCTCCGTCAGCAGGGTGTAAAATTTTGCGCTCATGGGTTCACTCTCACTGTGTCGATAACGTGGACCGCCCCGCCCTCGTAGACGGTGCCGCCGGAAATAATGGTGTCGTTGATATACGGGTAAATGGTGATTTCTTCGCCGGTGTAGGTGGCTGCGCCGACAAAATACGGTCCGCTGGTCTGCAGGTTGATGGACATGCCGATCAGATGACGGCTGCAGGGTTTGGCATCGCTGATGAGGCGATCCAGCTCCAGATAGGTTTCTTCCGTGATGCCCTGCTCCTGCACGCCGATATCGAGGCGAAACGTGCCCGGCTGTTCACCGGTCTGCCACCATTCGATAATGCGGATCAGGAAGCCGAACGGCTCCACCACGCGACGCACTGCGCTGGTTGTGCCTTTGTGCTGATGGATATAGAACGCATCCTGCACCACCCTGCGTTTCACGCTTTCCGTCCAGCTCTCGTCCCAGCGGTCCACGGAAAACGCCCACGCCAGATACGGCAGGAAACTGACCGGACAGGTGGCCGGGTTCCACAGATCGCGCAGCGGCACCTCAAGCCCGGAAATGCCGCTGCAGCTCTGCGCCAGTCGGCGCTCAAGCGGCGATGAGCTAGGCGGCAGCAGACTATTCATCCGTGCCCCCGTTGGTCACATTCCACTGCGTGCAGGAGGCGGCCTGGGTTTTGTTCAGCACCACATCAGCCAGCGGAGACGCCAGCTCCACGCGCTGCACACCTTCAACATGCAGCGCGGCATAAAGGGCACTGCGGCGGATATCGCGACCGAGTCGCGTCTGACTGGCGATGTATTTTTGCAGGCTGGCTTTTGCGGCCGCCATCACCGGCTCTGCCTCCGGTCCCGGATAGAGAAAGATAGTGGCGTCCACGCTGTACGGGATAATTTCGGCGCTGCGCACCGTCAGGCGATCTGCCACCGGGCGTACGCTCTCATCGTTCAGCGCTTTTTCAACCACGGCCAGCAGCTCATTTTCTGCCGTACCGTCACCCTCACGGCTCAGTACGGTCAGCACCACCTCCGCCGGGGCCGGGCTGGTTGCGCTGGCATCCGCCACGCGCCCGTCCGCACTTTTGGCGTGAAACTCATAGGCCGCCGTCGGCCCCGCAACAGACAGCCCCTCAAACGCGGCAGGCACACGCAGGCGCAGCGCTTCGTCACTTTCCATCACGGCAGCCACCGGCGGCACGGCGTCGTTATCGGCAGGCGTTACGGTCAGGCGCTTCACGTTGTAGTTGGCGGCCAGTTGCTCCAGATCGCCGCCGAGGGCATAGGCGACCATGACCGCCTGCGCGGCCTCGTTGATACGCTGGCGCAGCAGCACTTCACGGTAGGTACTTTCCTGCAGCTGTTTGGTGATGGGTTCAGATTCGAGTGCTAGCGTGCGCGCGACGGCTGCCTGCTCGTCCGCCGGATAGAGCGCCACAAAAGCGGCCTTGCGCTCCGCCAGTAGCGTCTCAAAATCAGGCTCGTCCACAATCTGCGGCGCGGGGAGCTGGGAAAGGTCAATGACCGCCATTGTCTGCTCCTGTTGATACGGAAAGGGAAACCGGCGTGCCGTTGTTGCGCTGCCCGGTCAGGTCAACGACCATCGAGCCGTCAAAGTGGGAATTGATGGTGATAGAGTCCAGCGTCAGGCGAGGCTCCCAGCGACTCAGCGCCATATACACCGCTGACATGATCTGCAGACGCAGCGCCGGATTCTGCGGCTGGTCAATCAGTACGGAAAGCAGAGAACCGTATTCTCTCCGGGCAATGCGGCTACCTTGTGGCGTCAGCAGAATATCGCGCACCGACTGGCGCAGATGGTCCGTGTCGGTAATGGCTTTGCCGTTGCTCTGGCTCATGCCGAGATACAGCGTCATACCGGGCCTCCCGACGTGTCGCCGCCCTTCATAACTTTGATATGTGCATGGTCATCCACCACGATCCCGTTGGAACTCATCGGGCCGCCGCCCTGGGTGACAGCGCCGTTGATCACCACCTCGCTGTTGATACGCGTGGTGTCGGCCTCCACCACAAACTCAGCGGTTTTGAAGGTGATATTGTCGGCCGCCTCGATCACCATGGATTTGATACCCCTGACGTGCCAGCGCCCGGTGGCGGGTTCGTACTCAAACCAGCCCCCGTCCGGGTATGCCGTCACGCTGCCATCCTCAGAATTGGATGGCGGTGGGAACCGATTTGAGTAGACGGCAGGCAGGGCAAACGCGGTTTCCAGATTGCCACCCAGGCTGAACAGCACAACCTGCTCCCCCACGGACGGTTTCCACCAGGTGCGCGAGTTACCCGCGCGCAGCGTCAGCCAGTTAATCCAGTTGGTTTCAAGGTCGCCAGTTTTCACCCGGCACAGCCAGTTGTCCCGATCCACTTCCGTTACAGTTCCGGTGCGGATCAGATTGGTGATAAGGCGCATGATTTCTGTGAGTTCTGCATTCATGGCACAACAATAATGTTTTACTATCTATCACAACCATAAGTGCTAGGTGTACCATCAATGGTACAATGACAATTAACAAAGAAAGGATGCCCATATGAAGTGTCGATATTGTTCAGCTGATGAAAAAATGTCAGGCGAACACATAATTCCATCTTTTATCTATAAATTCGTTAATGACTCTGGACTGCCTAATATTGGGTGGAACCAAAGAGCAAACAATATAATTAGTGCAGAATTTAAAGTCGCAGATGTATGCAAAGGTTGTAATAACGGACCTCTTAGTGATCTCGATGCATATGGGCAGAAGTTTTTAAAAAGCAATGGCTTTTTAACTCAATTATTTTTAAAAACAACAACAGACATCTATTATGATTATAATCTTTTACTCAGATGGCTCATGAAAATATCATACAATGCCGCAACGGCTTGCAATGATCCAAACGCATCAGTCTTCAACGACTACAGAGAATTTATTCTCACGGGAAGCCCTGCACCACATCAAAATGAAGTCATGCTTTTCATAGGATTAACCTCCCCGCTTAAACTTTCAGGGAAATTAGAGGAAAACACTAACATCGTCGTTTCTGATGACAATCTTTGCGCACCTTTCTATGTACGAATAACAGACAACATTCCAGATTTTCTGTCAAGAAACATAATAATGCGAGGACTCTACTTCGGAAGCATTTTTCTCCATATAGCCATTCTGAAAAACCCTAAAATCAGTAAAAGCTTTTTCAAGAGAGAAGCATGTAATAAGGCCAACATAAAATATATCGATCCAAAGTCATCTGGTTCAACAATCACAACATGCGGTAAGAACTGGGTGGAACTAAGTGAAGTAGCTACAGATATACAATACAAAACGCTTGGATATGATTATATTGACAAAAAAATAAACTCATTAAAAATACCAAAAAAGAAAATTTGAGCTACTCGCTACGCACTGGCTTATTTAAGAAGCCAGTGCAACATCAATTGTTCAACAATATTTCTCACTTCTATATTCATTCCCAACAATTTCCGCTCCGCATAACGCACCTCCGGCCCTCGACGGCTTACGCGATCCCGCAGACCGTAATGATGTACCCGCGCAATCCTCTGCACCTGCCCGGCAAACTCAACACTGGCAGAATCCGCACTGGCTGCGGTTTTCAAGTATTTCGTGGTGCGGAGTCTGGCAAACATCTGCCGCTTAATTCGGCCCTTCTTTGTTCGGGCAGTTACCCAGCGCGGCTCGTAGCCGGTTCCATCCGGGTTACGCTGCAGGCGGATATTGTTTTGCTGATTGCGGCGCATCTGCTGCGCCAGCTCCCTCATCATGCGCTTGCGCGCTGATGGCTCCAGATTTTCCAACAGCGCCGTCAGCCAGGCATCCATTTTCTGCAGCTCACCCACGGTTCACCGTCCACTTTTCTTCCGGCACATCTGGCTCCGGCGCCGCCTTAACAGTTGAGGTCCCGCCCTCCGCGCTCACCAGAATGCGCTCCGTCAGCTGCAGGTTCAGGCTGATATCGCACACGTCGTTGCGCAGAATATCCACCTCAAAGGTGAACAGCTTTTCGCGCAGCTGCGGGTTGTTGATGGCATCCGTCTGATTGGCTTTAAGCCACAGCAGTACCGGGGCCATCAGCAGATTCTGATCGCCGCTGAAATCCTCGATCACCACGTTCAGGGTGTAGCGGTATTCCCACGACATGGAAAGCGCGCCGGTTGCCACCAGGGAACCGTTATCCACGAACAGATGCAGCTTGTCCGGGTTATCGCGCACATAAGGCACGGCTTTATTCAGGGCGCTGCGTAAAGACTGCGGCTTGTTCACTGTTTCGCTCCTGACACGCCACTATCGTGTCCACTTTGTCGGCACAGACCGCCCAGGCGGCCTCGGCTTCATCCAGCATCGCGTTCAGATCGCCGTTAGTGCGCGGCGTTGACGGGTTCATGCTGCACGGAATTACTCTGGGACAGCCATTCACGGTAAGCTGCACCTCCGGTGAGGGCCGGACGTTCCCGCAGCCGGATAATGTCAGCAGGCAAAGGAGTGTCAGCCCAGTGGCGTAAATCTTCGTTCTCACGTTTCAGTTCCTCGATCCGGTGCTGCCGGGTACGCAGCAGCGTGGCAGTCTGCTCCGCCGCCGCATAAAGTCGCATCTGCTCCCGGCCGTTGGTTTCGGTCAGAATGGACAGGCCGATCAGCTGGCTGTTTTTCTTCGCCAGTGCCTGTGTCTTAGTCGCCAACTGCTCGCCCTGGGTTTCGATGGTGTGGCGGGCGTTGTTCAGCCGCCACGACTGCCAGCCCATCGCCGCCAGTACAAGCGCGAGCATGACCGCCAGCGCGCGCTTCATACCCCTGCCCCTTTCAGGCACCAGGCCATTTCCCGCGCGCGGCGGTTATCCAGCCCCTGATTAAATACGCCTTTGACGTACACCCAGCGCGGCAGCTGACGGCAGGCATCCGTCCAGCGCTTTTGATTGAGCAGTTTCACCAGCGTGGAGCTGCAGGCATTGCCGGTGCCAACGTTGAAGGCAAACGACACCACCGCGTCATAGACCTTTTGCGGCACGGACGAAACCACGCACTTCTCCAGCGCTCGCTCTACCTGCAGCACATTAGTAATCAGCCCCTGCGCGGCCTGCCGTTCGGTGAGGGTTTTGCCAGGTATCACGCCGGACGTGTTGCCGATCCCGTCGGTCCAGACGCCCGCACTGCACTGATACGGCTGCAGGCGACAGCCCTCGTAATCGGCAATCAGTTTCAGCCCTTCCACAGAGGTATGAAGCGACTGAAAACCGGGCAGCGTGGCGGCGACAGCCAGCACCGCCCCGACCTGGCAGCGCTTAACGATTGAAGGATTCATATTCCCCCCGCGAGATTTTGCCGCCGCGCAGCAGTTTGAAAGACTGGTGTTTGTAGTACCAGTTGATCGCCAGCATCAGCACGCCAATCAGCACGCCGCCGACCGTGGAGGCATCCTTGAGCGACAGGTCGCCCAGCCAGGCCAGCAGCACGGCGATGCAGTAAGTGATAAAGGCGCTGACTCTCTCAAGCGTCATGATTCAGTCCCATAGCTGGACGGTCTGCGCGGTGGTCGATGCCGGGATATCCGGCAGTTCCACCTGCAGCCCGTGCGGTAAAAAGGGGCCATGTTCAGCCAGCCCCGGATTGGCCTGCAGAACCTGCTCCGTGACACCCTGCGTGCGCCCGTAGTGACGCCAGCACAGGGCATCCACCGTGTCATACTGGTGCGCACGCACTTTCATCAGATAAGCTCCACCGTGCAGTGCGGTGCGTCCTGCACCCGGCTGATCGCCCAGCGGGCATCCCGCCACAGGTCGCCGCTGGCCTCTGCCTGCTCTTCCCCGCGTTTCACCCCGGACGCCGTGGCGTCATAGTCCTGATAACGTTCGTTGAGTACGGCGCGCGCCCAGCAATAGACGGCGTTGTGATAGTGCTGAATGCGCTCGTTTTTGCCGTCGAGCACGTCCGACGGGACCTCCGCCAGCGCCTGAAAGCCGAGCATTCGCTGGCGGTTGCGGAAGTCGAACAGCTCGGCATTCACTTCTGAAATGGCGGTCAGCAGCACCTGCTTTAAGCGCGGCTGCGTCACCGTGCCGTCAGTGCGCATCACGCTGCGAAACTCCGACAGGCTCACATCCGGCCAGAACGGCGTGTTTTTGATGACCTCCGCCTGTTCTGGTGCCGGTTCGGGCGCAACAAACTTCATGCGATCTTCTCCTGAATAAGTGGGCGGTGGACGGGATTTTGATAAGGCCATGCCTGTCGCCATCCCGTGCCGCCCGTGCGCGGGGCACGTTCCGTCAGCTGTCGTTGCGCAGTCTGCGCTCAAGCCGCTCTTTGTCTTTTTTCACACCGCAGCGGGAGTCCAGCTGGAGCGCATGAGTGAGGTGATTCAGGGCCGATGCCGAATGACTATCGCTTAGCACCGCGCCGATGGCTTTGTGCAGACGCGCCCGCGACTGGTCCGGCATATCCTGTCCGGTGGTCAGGTCCAGCGCCTGCAGCAACAGGTCAGCGTCGAATGGAGCTGCGGCGAGCATCGCACTTTGCGCCGCGTCGGCCATCTCCTCAGCCAGCACGGTTTGCACGTTGCGGTTGCCGAGCGGCATCACCCAGCCGTGGCGCAGGGCATGACGCCCGATCTCCAGCGCACCGGCATAATCCCCGGCGTCAATACGCCACAGCATCACGTACATCAGGACGTCATCCTGCTGCGCACCTCCGGCGGCCAGCACGCCGTCCGCCCAGGCGGCGTATTTCGGCAGCAGCTCCACCTTGATCGCCGCCTTTTTCACCGTGGACTGGATGCCCTTGAGACGGCGGCGGTCTTCGGCCAGCTGGAGCAACATCAGGTCATAGCCCGAGGCATGGCGAACACTGCCGCCCTCGCGGGCGGCCTGTTCAGCCTGAATGCGCAGGCGGTGCTGCCGTGCGGGACTCAGGCTCATGCGTTACTCCCCGGCGTCCGGTGCGGCAGGCGCGCTGAAATCACCGATTTCGATGTTTTCCACCAGAGCCGCGCAGCGGTAGTCTTCGACCACATAGGCCTCGTTTACGGATTCGAAGTTTTCGATGCGGTCACGTTTCGGGTTGTCGATAACCGAGCGGCGGCGGGTCTCTTCCTGCCAGTAGATGGACAGGTTATCCAGGCGGGTGATCAGCACGGCGTTCGCCGGGAAATACGGCGCGCGCACGGCCTGCAGGCCGCCCATGCGTTTCTGACTGATGATCAGATCGGCGGCGATTTTTTCGCTGTTCTCCTGCTCCTTGTTGACCAGCGGGAAATACTTGTCGGACAGCAGCTCACGGCCACAGACCACAACCAGCTCGTCATCGTCCTGGAAAATCGGATCGATCAGCTCGTTGACCGCATCCATCACCAGCGCGTCGAGGTTGGCGTACAGACCGCCCTTCCCGACTTTCACCGGTTCGGCGGTCACGGTGCCATCATCAGCCGTTTTCGTTCCCAGCACGTTGTCCGGCGCGTCTTCGCGGATTTTCTGCAGCCAGCCCTTGTTCACGTCCTGCAGCAGCACGTTTTCGCCACGGTTAGAGGTTTTGGCACGCTTCACGCCGTTGAAACCGATCATGATGCGATCCAGTGCCTGGCGTTTGACGATAGCGTTGCGGATACGCACCTGGAAGTCCTGGAACTTGGCCCACAGGTCCAGCTTTGCGTAGGTCAGCACCGTGTCGAAGTTGGTCTGCTCGCATTTGTATTCCACGTCCGCCATCAGCGTCGGATCGGTCGGCTCGCGCTCTTTGGTGGTGGTATCGGTGGTGCCTGCAATGGTGCTGCCGACGCCCAGGCCCAGCAGCTGGCCGGACTGTTCGGCCACGCCCATCACGTTGATCAGCGTCAGAAACGCGGCGGACTGCTGGATCTCATCTTCCAGCGTCTGGGATACCGACGGCTCCACAGTGAACTTGCTGGCAAGCTCGGTCACAGCCACACCGTTCAGGCGCGCCAGCTGCTGCAGGTAGGCGTTAAAGGCAAAGCGGGTTTTCTGTTTCATGTGTTGGTTTGCTCCTCAGCAATTGGTCACGGTGCCTGCCGGGGCGTCACCGCCCGGCGCGCGCTGGCGGTAGTCCCTGCGGCTGTCTTCGCGGTTCAGCTTCTGCTCCAGTTCAGCAAAGGCGGCCTGCTGCTCCTGCAGGGAAGATTCCAGCACGGACAGACGTTCGCCGTTTTCGGTCAGGGTTTTGGCGGTGCGTTCGCTCAGGTTCTGCTGCTCGGTGGCGACCAGCTCCACGGCCTGATGCACGTCAGAGAATCGCGCATCGTCGGTCTGCTCTTTTTTGGTGAACAGCGTGGTGACGCGGGCAAACAGGGAGGGTTTGTCGCCCTGGATTTCTTCCAGCTCGATAAGGGTTTCTTCAGCGGCAGAAAACAGGTTGTCCGGTTTCTGCTTGCGGTTCGCCAGCGGGTTGAGGGCGGCACTGGCGCTGAACGCCAGCATTTCGGTGCCGAGACTCGCCGGATCGTCCGTCGCGGCAAGTCCAACAAGATAGGCTTTGCCGGTGTCGGCAAATTTCGGGCTGACCTCCATGGAGGTGAAGAGCTTCTGGCCTTTTTTGACCAGTTCCACCAGGGAGGTGGTCGGCTCCACGTCGGCGTACAGCGCCATTTTTCCTGCCAGCGGACCGTCCTTGATCTCTTCGGCGACCAGCGCCGTCACCTGGCCGTAGCGATTAAAAGCACTGTCCGGGGAGTAGGACTTGATGTGCTCAAGGTTAATCAGCGCGGTGTAGACCGTCGGGTTGTAGCTCGCCGCCATCTGTTCCAGCCATTCGCGCTGGATTTCGCGTCCGTCGGTGGTGGCACCTTCCACCCCGATGCGGAAACGCTTTGCTTTCACTGTCATGAGCTGTGCTCCGTTAGAAAACTGTCTGGAGCCTTATGGTTGCGGGGATGGGGGGAGTGAGACAACGCGCGGTGCTTGTGCCTTTCGCCATACAAAACGAAGCCGAAGAAAGAGGTCAGTCAAGGCCGTAGGCTTGCACCATGGATATGACACTGACTCCCGCAGACCTCGATCCCCGTCGGCAGGCCATGCTGCTGTACTTTCAGGGATACCGCGTAGCCCGCATTGCTGAAATGCTGGGCGAGAAAGTTGCAACCGTTCACAGCTGGAAGAAGCGCGACAAATGGGGCGAGTACGGGCCGCTGGATCAGATGCAGCTCACCACCGCCGCGCGCTACTGCCAGCTCATCATGAAGGAGCAGAAAGAAGGGAAAGACTTCAAGGAGATTGACCTGCTGGCACGCCAGTCCGAGCGACACGCCCGGATCGGCAAATTCAACGACGGCGGCAACGAAGCCGACCTCAACCCCAACGTGGCGAACCGCAACAAAGGCCCGCGCAAACCGCCGGAAAAGAACCTGTTCACCGACGAGCAGATCGAGAAGCTGCAGGAAGTATTCCACGACTCGATGTTTGCCTACCAGCGCCACTGGTGGGAGGCCGGAAACCGGCACCGCATCCGCAACCTGCTCAAGTCGCGCCAGATTGGGGCGACCTTTTTCTTTGCCCGTGAGGCGCTGATTGACGCCATCACCACCGGGCGCAACCAGATTTTCCTCTCCGCCAGCAAGGCGCAGGCGCACGTCTTCAAGCAGTACATCATCGACTTTGCCAAAGAGGTCGATGTGGAGCTGAAAGGCGACCCGATGACGCTCAGTAACGGCGCGTGCCTGTACTTCCTCGGCACCAACGCCCGCACGGCGCAGAGTTACCACGGAAACCTGTATCTGGATGAATATTTCTGGATACCGAAATTCCAGGAGCTGCGCAAAGTGGCGTCCGGGATGGCCATCCACAAAAAATGGCGGCAGACCTACTTCTCCACACCATCCAGCCTGACGCACAGCGCGTATCCATTTTGGTCCGGCGCGCTGTTCAACCGGGGCCGCGCCAAAGCGGACAAGGTGGATATTGACCTGACCCACGGCAGCCTGTCTCCCGGTCTGCTCTGCCCGGACGGACAGTATCGCCAGATTGTCACCGTGGAAGATGCGGTGCGCGGCGGATGTAACCTGTTTGATATCGACCAGCTGCGCATGGAGTACAGCCCGGACGAATACCAGAACCTGCTGATGTGCGAGTTTATCGACGATCTGGCGTCCGTGTTTCCGCTCAGCGAGCTGCAGGCCTGCATGGTGGACAGTTGGGAAGTCTGGTCAGATTTTCACGCCCTGGCGCTGCGCCCGTTTGGCTGGCGCGAAGTGTGGATCGGCTACGACCCGGCGAAAGGCACGCAAAACGGCGACAGCGCAGGCTGCGTGGTCATGGCACCGCCCACGGTGCCGGGCGGCAAGTTCCGCATTCTGGAGCGCCACCAGTGGCGCGGGATGGACTTCCGCGCGCAGGCCGACGCTATCAAAAAGCTGACGCAGCAGTACAACGTGACCTATATCGGCATCGACTCCACCGGCGTCGGTCATGGTGTGTATGAGAACGTGAAAGCGTTCTTCCCTGCCGTCCGCGAGTTCGTCTACAACCCCAACGTCAAAAACGCCCTGGTGCTCAAGGCGTACGACATTATCAGCCACCGCCGCCTGGAGTTCGACGCCGGGCACACCGACATCGCGCAGTCTTTCATGGCTATCCGCCGCGCCACCACCGCCAGCGGCAACCGCCCAACCTACGAAGCCAGCCGCAGCGAAGAAGCCAGCCATGCCGATCTGGCCTGGGCAACGATGCACGCGCTGTTTAACGAACCGCTGCAGGGCGAATCCGCCAATACCAGCAATATTGTGGAGATTTTTTGATGGGCAAGAGAAATAAAAAACGTGCCGCAGTTCAGCACAGCAGCGGCGCATCAGCAGAAGCTTTCAGCTTCGGCGACCCGATCCCGGTACTGGACCGCCGCGAGCTGCTGGATTATGTGGAATGTGTGCAGATGGACCGCTGGTATGAGCCGCCGGTGAGTTTTGACGGACTGGCGCGCACCTACCGCGCGGCGGTGCATCACAGCTCCCCGATTGCGGTGAAACGCAACATTCTGACCAGCACCTTTATCCCGCATCCGCTGCTGAGCCAGCAGGCGTTCAGCCGCTTTGTGCAGGACTATCTGGTTTTCGGTAATGCCTATCTGGAGAAACGCACCAACCGCCTCGGCGGTATTCTGTCGCTGGAGCCATCGCTGGCGAAATACACCCGCCGCGGAGTGGATCTGGATACCTACTGGTTTGTGCAGTACGGCATGACCACGCAGCCGTATGAGTTTACCAAAGGCAGCATCTTTCACCTGATGGAGCCGGACCTGAATCAGGAGATTTACGGCCTGCCGGAATACCTGTCCGCCATCCCTTCCGCCCTGCTGAATGAGTCCGCCACGCTGTTCCGTCGCAAGTATTACATCAATGGCAGCCATGCGGGGTTCATCATGTACATGACCGACGCCGCGCAGAATCAGGAGGACGTGAACAACATCCGCCAGGCCATGAAAAGCGCCAAAGGGCCGGGCAACTTCCGTAACCTGTTTATGTACTCGCCGAACGGCAAAAAGGACGGGATTCAAATCATCCCGTTGTCAGAGGTCGCGGCTAAAGATGAGTTTTTGAATATCAAGAACGTGAGCCGGGATGACATGATGGCAGCCCACCGCGTTCCGCCGCAGATGATGGGGATCATGCCGAGTAATGTTGGGGGATTTGGGGATGTGGAGAAGGCGAGTCGTGTTTTTGTTCGCAATGAGTTAATGCCACTGCAAAAGCGACTGCAGGAAGTAAATAACTGGCTCAAGGAAAACATTGTTCAGTTTGAACCTTATACACTCGAAATACCCGATTAATTTAAATTATGATTTTAACTTGAGTGACCGAATTATTCAGTCACTCAAATAGTTACTCAATTACTTTCAAAGAATAATTACTTGGTGAATAATATTCACCAACAACAAATTCACTCTCACTAAACTTAGGATTAATTTCAGAAGTAGCAAAAATCAATTGATAATCATATTCATAACGTGAACACTCATTAATAATTATTTCTTGTAAGTTATGACTTCTATCCTTTTCCATACCCCCATCATCAATACCATCCAACATCATAAATCTTGGAAGCCTCATTGATTGGTGTTCCATACTAGCTGATAAAAGTGCCAAATGGAAAATATGTCTTAAAACTACTGCAGAACTTTCAGAGAAGTTTTTGCTGCCGTTAACATAAACACTGTTGTCTGTAAAACTGAACTCAACAGATTCAGGTGAAATAAATTCCTTCTGTAATGGCAGATCTTCCTGCAACAGTTCTTGAGTAATTTCACTAATTGAGTTCGAGACGTTTACTTTAAGCTTTTCATCCCTAGTCTCATATAAATCAATCAGATCATCAAGCCTATTTTTTTCTGTCTGCAATTGATCACGGCGTTCTTGCAGCTCATTAATCACGACAATAAGCTTTTTATCTTCATAAGCTCTTTTTATTTCTTCATCTAAGCGCCCGATAGTTTTATAAATCTCTCCTACCGCAGCTTCTTGTGGTGATTCCCAATAATTCGCTTCCTTTAGATATTCTTGCTCAAGTCTTTTTAGTTCATTATCAGCAAGAGGTACATCGCGCTTAGATTTAACCAGTTCCTCTCTTCTTCTCCCCATCAACTGGAGAGACTCTTTAATCTGTAGTGTTAACTCGTTTTTCATCCTTAACAACTGATTAGCTGCCTTATCATCAGATTGTTCAGTTTTACATAAATGACAACTGTGATCACTATTAACAGCAGTAATTTTTGAAAGGCAACTTGGACAAAATTCGAAACTCATGCTATCAAAGATGCCACGTGTTTCGCCAGACTGTTCAAGATTTTTAAGTCTTTCCTGAAGTTCATTGATAAACAATTCAGAATCTGAAATTTCTAATTCTAATGCCTGTATTTTCCCCTTTAATTGCGATGACTTACTTTTAGCGTTATTAAGCTCTTCCCTCAGCTCATTAACTTTACTCTCTGGATTAGTCCCTTCAAATACATGAGTAACACTCCCATCTATTAACTTGTTATTTTCCAAATTTCTAAGATGGTTTAAATCTTTTATTTTATCATCAATCCCTTGTATGTCAGGAGCTTTACCAGAACGGCCTAAGACATTGAAGATGCTTTTTAATTCAGTAACTTTTTTTGTTAATTCAGTCTCAACATCTCTTAAAGTAAGCTGAGCATTGTAAAGTTCATCGTTGTAAACACCACATAGGTATCCCCCTACAGTCTCACGTGTCAGCGCATTATCGAACCTATCAAACCTAAAAATTGGGCTATGAACAGAAGGTTGATCGGCATACAAAACACGTAAGACTTGATGCATCGTAAGATTAGAAGAACCGGCACCTTGGGCAAGCGGCATTGATAGTACATTGAATATTGCTTGAGTAAAACTAATCTTATTTTCAGATCTTTTGAAAGGATACAGTTCCCATTCATGTTCTCCAGCAATCAGCGCGTTCTCCATTGATCCCCAATAGATATAAAGAGGTCGCATTTGCTCAGTTGATATTTCACGTTTAAAACATGCCAATTCATTATTTAGTGAAACTTCAACCAACGTTCTAGAACATTTCAATGCCTGCGGTTTCCATCTAATATTTTCCGCACCTAATGAAAATGCAAGCATATCCATTATAGTTGTTTTTCCGGAACTATTCCTACCACGAATAATATTAACACCCTTATGAAAATTGCAATTGAATGCAAGGTGTCCATTTTGGAAAACAGAAAGCTGGTTAACAATTAATGTTGGTTTAATAAGCGTCATATCTATACTCCATTAATTTAGTTCTAGACTTAAGTCCATCAGGTCCTGTTAAGTGAAAAGTTGCCATACTTTTAATGATAAACGATGAAAAAGGTTCCTTTTCATGTAGAAATGACTTCATTTTGATCAACAAGTTATGAGGTATTTCTTTTTCAGTTCTAACCACATATCCATTATTTAATTCATCTGGATTTATATAACCAGCAGCTAGCATACATTTTATTGCTGCATCTTGAATATGACGCATTTCTTTAAAAATCATTTTAGGATTCAGAGGGTCATGATACTCATTGAAAACCCCCTCGGCCGACTTCCTTATTTTAAAAAACTGCCGTGGCATTTTTACTTCACTAAGTAAAGCTGGAAATAGAATATAGAAATCCATAATTTTTAGTTTATCTATTTCGACTTTCCCCGCCCCTTCAATAATAGCCATCATTCTAAAAAGACAATGATATGCATCATACGCTGGATGATAAACTAACATTTATCCCACCTTACATGACAATTTCCACCTAGAAAATACAATAAACCTAATAAATCTTTTTCTGATAAGTCGAGCAAATTATCACCTAACATCTCACTTATGCTTTCTAAAACAACTGATATTTTATCATCAACTGTTACTCGATCTCCATCACTCTGAATAAGTGGTGTAACCTTTAGCATAAAATCGGTATGTATTTTATCCAATATTAACGCATAAATTTCCTGTGCCGTTTTAGATGATTGGCATTTCATTATTGCTTTAAAAGCTTTTTCTTTTAAATCTGTTGCAAAAAAAATCAATTCACTTCTTTTGCTATCTATTAACTTTGTTTCCAAATCTCTAATATCAGGGTTAGTATCAGTCGCTAAATAGTGTTTTAATTTATCACTAAAATCTTGTTCTCCTGCAACACCCTCTCCTTGAGATAACCTCACATAAAGCCTGTCTAACGTACGATTGCTGCTTCGAACGATGTTAGTTATGGTATTGTGTTGATCACCTCCAACAATACTCCCATTAGTGAGCCTATTGCCAGATTGTTCTTGTTTGCTAAACACATCAACCACTCCCTCAGTGAGAATTATTCTGATCTCTACCAACAACGCTTCCATTCTTTACTTTGTTGTTGTTTTGAGTTGGTGCGTTCTGATTCAAGTTAACAGATTTCAATCTGAAATTATAAATCTTGAAACTAATTGCCCAACTGATACCAGCTCCCGCAATAAAACTGATGATTTCACTTAAATAGTCCATAACGCCTCCAGTCGATTGATTTACGGACAATTCTAATTGCGAAACATCATAATTAACAAGCATTCGATATTACCTCTGTGCGCGCGCTCGTATCCCCGCCACGCCTGCCCGCTTTGTGTAGTGGTTTTCATGCAGGTGCATGACGGGCCGGAAAGCACGCCAGTTCTGGCGGCCCCGACCCGTTGAGATCCTTTTTGGATCATGCGAATCCATGCACCATAGACATGCACTGCTTGTTCAAACCGCAGGATGCCATATGGGAGGGAGTTTCCCATGGTGCGAAATCACTAATGCGTACTCTCATCCTGCCCTACTCCGTATTCATTTAGCCTGGTAACCAGATCGCTCGTCAGCTCCGACAGCCACGAGATCGCAACCTCCTTGTCGTCATCGCTACAATCTGAGCTGGCGACCAGCCGGGCCATAAGTTCTATCCGCTGCAGTGCAAGTGACTCCATGAACAAATCGTTCACAACTCCCTCCCCTTATTACTGTTTATATATACAGTACATCATGTGTAATTAAAGCTGAAATACTTTTTTACTCAGCTAACCCTTTGATTAATAGATAACCTCATTCCTGACTTTTCAGTACCACTGACGCCATTTGTCATCCTCCTGCAGCCGCTGGTTCCGATAGAACAGGCGCAACCCGGCTCCAGATGGCAGACTGCCGCCACGCAGAAGGAGATCCACTTCCGTTTCACTGGCGTCAAAGCCTCTGGACCTCAGCTCCGCATCGAGCTGCAGGCGCTGGTGATCTGTAATTTCCTGTTTGTACCCTTTCCGGCGTTTCGGTTTGAACAGCCGCAACCTCGCTGTCAGCTCGCGCAACTCCTTTTTGCTGATGTTTTCGAAGTCCGGCAGCGCTGGAGGTTCTTCGTTGCCCGGTAATTCGCCCCCTGTCTGGTACGTTTTTTCAACAGGGGGACAGTTATTGCCACGAGTCCAAGGGGCGCGAGCGCCCTGGTCGGCTGTCGCCTCCTGAACGTCAACGGCCTTACGAACCATTTTCCACTTCATCGAGTGCGTGCAGATCCGGCCCTCAACAATTGGGGACCAGATGCCATAGATTCGGATGCCGTGATCGCCATAGGTGCCCGGCTCGTCGTTAAGCTCGTATGCGGTTCGGATAAGGTGATGTTTGCGGGGAACCAGTACGCCGCCCTGCTTCATGATGTAGGTGGCAAAGCAGCCCGCATCAGCGGCAGCCAGCACGGCATCCAGTCGCGCATTTTCCAGCACCGGCGTACCTGCTTTTTTATCGCCCTGCGCTCTTGCGGCCTGCCCGGCCAGCAGGCGCAGCTCGCGGTATGCCTGACGCCCAGGTATGCCGAAGAAACGGAACTGCTGGACGCGGTGAAGGGATGCCCAGGCACTGACGTGCTCGGCGCTGTCGCGCAGTGATTTACCGGTTTCTTTGCTGATCTCTTTTGCCAGCCCGCGTCCGTCGATGTTCTTGCTGATGTATTTGGCGATGTAGCTGGTCGGCGTGCCTTTACGCGGGTTGATGAGTTCAGACTTGAAGCGCGGGCCGGTATTGTTGCCCAGCTCGGCACGGTCCTCACGAATGGCAAATTTACGCAGCAGCGCAGTGAGTGTGCGGCGGTCTTTTTTGCGCATGAAGCACAGCAGATGCCAGTGCACGGTGCCGTCGTGGTGAGGCTCAGCAACGCGGACGCCATACCAGCGCAGCCCGGCTTTGTGCAGGGCTTTGCGGAATGCGGCGAAGGTATCAACCAGGTAATCACTGCTCTGCCGGACCGTTTCGCTAGTCCACTTCGGATTGGGCCTGCCGTTGTTGAGAGTCGCGTGGAAACGTGACGGACAGGTGATGGTATAGAACACGGCGCAGTCGCCGCGCATTTCAGCGATAAGCTCCAGCCCTTTCACGCAGGCCATCATTTCATTACGGCGGTGCGCCGGATTGCTGCTGCTGGCGTTCACCACGTCTTCCATATCCAGCGTGTCACCGTCGGCATTGATCAGCTCGTGTGACTGGAAAAACTCCAGCGATTTACGGCGCTGCTCGCGTTTGTGGATCACGGCTTCATAGCTGACATACGGGGACGCTTTCTTGTTGACCAGGCAAACGGCACGCAGCTGTTCCTCCCGCCACTCGCAGCGCATCTGCCACAGTTTGCGATACCACCAGTCAGCACACAGCATACGCGCCAGCGAACCCGGAATAAGGTCATAGGGCACGGGCTTGCGACGACGTTTCTTGCGGCGCAGTTGTTCAAACGCAGGCGGAATGACATCAAGACGCATAGCCTCTGCTGCCACCTTTTCCCATGACTGGCGGATTTGCTCAGGCTTGACGTCATCAGTCACAAACAGATCGCTGCAGGCGGCATCGAGGCACATGCTCATGTGTGCCGCAACCAGCGTGGACAGTCGCTTGACCTGTTCCTGATTCATTTCAGGCAGAATCAGCAGCCCCTCCAGCCCTTCATGGCTCGCCATAAACCGGAAAGACGCAGACACCTGACTTTCACGCACACGTTCCAGCCGCTCTAGACACGGTCTGATGGTCTCGCGCAGATAGCGGGAATAAGCCTTTGGCCTTCCCAGCCCATGGAAGAATTTAATTCTTTCCAGCAGTGGTTTGCTGATGTGGGCGGGTTCGGCGCTAACGTTAGCCAGAATGACCAGTTCGGGATTAAAGTGCTGCTGCTCACGGGCCATTTTGGCGCGGCTGATTAGCTGGTCCTGCTCCATTTCACGCTGAACAGGATCGCGGGATTCATTGAAGAAATAACGTTCCCACACCTCATCACTCAGCGCCTCGCGGCGCAGCTGTTCCTGCTCGTTGTCCGCAGCGTAGAGAGTGATCAGGTTTGAAAGCGCGGACACCGGCGCAACTTCCGCCGGGTCCAGATAGGGGTTGACTGCTTTTTTCGGGGCGTTCCATGGAAAAGCCCCGGTAGTTTTCCCAGTACGACCAGGCTTATCGGTAGTAAAAAGCATTGTGTGACGGCCTGCACTGATATCCGTCACTCACAAACTCCCGCATAGACACTGCTACACACCGCGCTGTCATTCGTGCCTGCAAGCAGATCAAATTGCGCACCACCTCGTGTGGTTAACGCCCAGTCGCGATACGTCTCAATGCCATAGCCATCTACGGTGATGACTTCAATACGCTTCTCGGCCCGTCGCGGATCGTGAGTCGACGGAAAGAACGTTGAATTACCACGACGTGAGCATTCAGCAACCATCCTTTCCCATTCTGCAACGCGGCGAATTTCTTCTGGCCAGCGCTGGAAGATTTCCGCCAGTTCGGATTTACGGGCATGAATGCAGGGCATGCATCCGACACGGCTGCAGCCCTGTAGATAAAGCGGATTAGGTTTGATGCCATGACGTTTGGCAATGGCGAACACATCTTCGTGCTGCCAGTTGAGGATCGGACGATAAACATGAAGGCCTGGAGTGTTATCAGCATCTTCTTCCCAGTCCGGAAGCAATGCACGCGCTGGCGATTCCTGCGCCCTGACGCCCTGCCAGCTGATAACCTCGTCATATTCCTCTAATGCAGGAACAATCACCTGAGTGCGGACAGGTTCATGCTTCAACTCAAATGTGCAAAAACGAGCTTTGGTTGACGGGAATCGCCCTTTCCACATGCACAAATCAAGAAAAGGATTGCCAGTTGGTTTAAGGATTTCCAGTGCGCGGTGGATGCGTTCTGCTGCCTCATCAGGCGACATGCCACATTCTTCAACAAGTGACACGGGCCATTTTTCGGCAATGAACTTCCGCTTCCCTTCTATCTGCCGGGTGAAATCAGCTTTTACACGAATAATCTTACCCAACCGGGATTCCAGATATTCCAGATAGTCCATCGTCTGAGGATGTTCATGGCCCGTATCAGCAAAGACAGAGATATGAGGAACATCGTTTTCAATGGCCCGTAACCACTGGGCAAGACTATCCTTGCCCCCAGAAATACTGATGCTGTTGATAGTGCTGACACCGAAGCAACGCGGATCGATGATGTTCATACCGCACGTCCGTTGTAATGCTTACTTTTCAGCTCAGCAATTTCCTGGCACGTCACGCAGCACTGCACGCCCGGAATAGCTTGTCTGCGAGCTGTTGGGATTGGCGCGTCGCAGTCGATACAAAGAACGCGAGCGGTACCGGGCTTTCTGGCACGGGCGTTCTGAATATGGCGCTGCAGGTTTTCTTCAACGCGCTGCTGTACGAGATCCATAGAATCAGCCATCAGTGCCAGTCCCCGCGTGATTCAGCTTCATAACGGGCGACTTCACGACGCAGCAGTTCTGCCGCCTCCACTCCGTTCATCCCCTCTTTCAGGATATGGATCGCCAGTGCCTCCATGCGGATGGAAACGGCAAAGGCACAGCTTTTACGCTCATCCAGACGGGTCTCGTTAAACAGCTGGAATAAACCGGCATCATCCGGTCCGGTTTTAGTGGAACGGGTTTCACTGTTTCGCATAATCAATTCTCCTGAATTTGGGCAAAAGAATGCCCGGCGGGTTTACGCCATTAATTTCTGTTTTGGGTTAATTCGGCATGGTTAGCCGTTTGGGAAATAAGCTCACCACTGCACGAAAATGATTCATTGCTTTAATCAGCTCCCGCGTTTCGTCAGTGGTCAGCTCATTAATATTGACGCTGTGACGTTCTGCCGGAATTTTTGCCATGAAAAATATGGCGGCCAGTGCCCTCTCGTTCTGTTTGTGGTTAATGTCGCGGGGATCGCGCATCTCATTAATAAACCGCTCCAGCTCGCGCTCAATATTCAGACCAAACACTTTTGCTCTCAGCTCCGCGATATGATTCAGCCCATTCAGGCGCTGACCGGCGCTCAGTGGAACAGTCGCTGCAGGACCTTCAATAGCCATGGTTTCCCCTGTTGGATAGTGGACAGGTCGGCCAAAAGTGCATCCTGCGAGCGGCACGGATGCCAGCGCTTACCATCCTTCCCCATGATCCAGCCATGGCCGCAATGCATTGCCGGGCTTTGCTTAACGAGAAGCGACGCAAACGAGGGTTCATTGTTCAGCATAAACACCTCAACTCAGCCCAAACGAAGAACCAAGGCCCGTCATGGTATCGACGACACTGGCCATTGCCGGATTGGCCTGCAAGCGCGCCTGCAGTGAAATGGCTGTAAGCGCCATCAGCCGAGTAACGGAGTTGACACTTTCGACAACCTGGCGGCGGGTGGTCGCATTTAGCTGAACACCAGAAACCGCACTCGCAGCGACACGACCGATCTCGGCGGTGGCTTTCAGGACGTACTGAGGCATTTTTTCCCGCGCGACTTCATTGGTTGGCACACACGGCAGACAATGGATTTGCGCCAGAAACCCATCAACCAGTGTTGAGTCTTCGGTGAGATCGGTCAGCAGCCATATGTCCGGAGCTGTGAGCTGGTGTGGTTGCTCCGGGTTGAGCTTATTGCGCAGGGTTTGAACGTTCATACCAGCTCGCTCTGCCAGCTTCGCCATGTTGTGGCGTAGAGCAAAGGCCCGGCAGGCTTCATCAAAGTGTCTGTGTTTGGAAACTTTATAATCAAACATAGTTTTCATCCCCGAACTTATTTCAAAATCGAACCTTAAACGTGACTGCGATAAGCAAAAGTTTCTTAAACCGATAGTGCATCTACAGTCAGAGCAGCCATGTTGATCATGACCTTTTCGCGCTTTTTATCTTTGCGGAGACGATGGCGCGGAAGGCGACCATCAGCCAACATGTCATTGATCGTATCTACTGGAAGACCCGTAAGTTCGCTATAGCGCTCAATTGTGACGTGCGGTGTATTCAGAGTGATTGAAATGTTTGAGGTCATAGTGCAACATTCCTTCTTTAGTTCGGCTTGTGGCGAGCCGTTGTTTATAGTGATTAGTTGTGAAGGCTCCAAAAGAACACTTCGAGTTCAACTTTAAGATCGCTTTTGGAATCTGTCAATACAATTTAGATTGTTAGGGAGTTCTTGTGGATTTCAATAGCGGTGGTAAGAAAGTTATTGAGCGGCTTGTGGAAGCATACGGATACAGTACCCGTCAGGCGCTATGCGACCATTTAGGTGTGTCAAAAAGCACAATGGCTACCCGCTACATGCGCGATATTTTTCCTGCAGACTGGGTATTACAATGCGTTCTGGAGACAGGGACCCCCATTGAATGGCTAGCATTTGGTAAAGGACAAAAGTTGCCTTTAACAAAACCAGAAACTATCGCTCTACCAAAAAAAATAATTCTTGATGGCAAAGTTGAAGATGAAGGGAGTGTATTGTTTGACTCGTCATTACTTCCTGACTATCTTCTGAAACCAGGAATAATTACAAATGATGGGACAAATTATCTTATTGAACAACAGTTCAACGATATAACTGACGGAAGTTGGCTAGTTGAAATCGAAGGTAAAACAAGCATTAGATTTTTAACAAGAATCCCTATTGGAAAAGTCAGAGTGAGCAATAGCGATGGTTTTTTTGAGTGTCAAATAGATGACATTATAATTCATGCGAAATGCATTTTCATTTTAATGGCAAAAATTTAAACCACATACAAGGACAGATAACAAATGGCTGGCAATACTTTTAAAACTGAACGTGGGATAATAACATTTTTTGATTTAGAGTACTTTGGTTTCTATAAAATGAACCAAGGAAAGCCACATGAACTTATTGACCAAGATGTAGATGGGATATTCTCCGAACTCCGTGACTGGATAGCTACCAGAACTGTTGAAGACTCTGTACCATGGGGCAATGAAAGTAACCGCAGAACTAAAGCTTTTTGTAAAAACCTTTCTTATGATGCTGCAACTGGTGATTATCTATTTGTAATATGGAAAACTTTAGGGGATAACGAAGGTAACATTCAAGGTATAGAAGCAAATAGCAAAATTGATGATACTTCAGATAATATCGTGTCTGCGTCTGAAACTCAAGATGGTAAAAACTACATCTGGGGACTTCCATGTTACTATTGGGTGATTCCTAAATACAAAAAAATTGCGTCAATTAGATTTCCTAGCTCATATGCTGATACGGATTTATTTTGCCAATATGTAAAAGCATTTGTTGATTATCGGCTTCAACATCCCAATAAGGTTACACATGATATAGAGGTTTCCAGAGTAAACTCTCCGGAACCAATAAAATATAAGAAAGTGTACTTTGAAAAAGATAATAGCAGTTTAGTATTTAAAGTATTAACAAATAAAACCCGCAGAATCACTAAAGGTGCTAATATTGAAGAATTGTGCAAGAAAATTACGCACATTGTTTACCATGATGTTATTGAGACAAATATCGCCGATACCAGAGGGCAATGGAGAAAACTTTTCGACAAAGTCGGTGGCATGATCTCTAATAGCTCACCAATATTATCAAAAAAACATAAAGTAGAATTAATTGTTGAAGGAACACCTACACAAGCAGAATTCGAAAAATTAATTGAGGATTATTTAGATAATCACAACATTAGTAATGAACAATCAGATAATATAGAAAAAGAAGAATCCTCTGGAAAAGCGAAAAAAGATGAAAATCCAGATCAAGTTAGAATAGGTTTCAAAGTTGGGAAAAATGGTCCCACCACTTGGCTTGATGAATACATATTACGTCATGAAATACATACCGATTTATCAAATCGATATAAACATTATTCATCTTCATATCTTCTTAACATTGTTAAAAGCCACAGAAATGGTCTCATACAGTATCTTGAGCAAGAGATGCCCGAGCAAAACGAAAATAAAATAGATTACACTGAGGCTAAAAACGATGATATAATTCCTTTAGGAGACTTGGGAGAATGAGATGCTAAGTAAATACTATACCGCACATTTAATTGCAATGATTGTAATATTTCTCATTGCAATTAATTTTGGAGGTCACTATAGCTCCTCGGACATTAAAGATATATTATCAACATTGCAAAATATATCTGCAATGATATTCACCATAGCTGGCATTTGGTTGGCTTATATTTACCCAAAAGCAATTGCTGGAATTATGAAACCCTCTACAGCCAAAGATAAAGAGGCGTTCACAACTACATTGGATAACGGTGACATTGTTACAGAAAAATCTCAAAATACAATTTCAGATGAAGATAAAAAATCCGCCCAGAAAGATATAGACAGAATCACCATGATAGTTGAAGCTATAATAACATCAGCAATAGTTATACTTATAATTGTCATGGGTAATGTCATTAAGCCATTACTATATATTTTCAACACTAAAGAAAGCTTGTTGGTATTAAGCAAAATTAGCTGTTTTATTTCTCTATCTCTCGTTTACTTCCAGATAGTTTCTTTAATGTCTATAATTATAAGTAACTTGGTATTTGTAAATGACATCCATAATGAGAAAAATAGTAAAGAGTTGGATGAATTAAAATAACTGCTGTTTACAATGTTTTCAATCAAACATTGACCACTGTTCAAATACACAGTTAAATTTAGCCCTCAGACATGAGGGCTTTTTTATGGCAGTACGAAAACTCGACACAGGTAAATGGATATGCGAATGCTACCCCGCTGGGCGCAGCGGGCGACGTGTCCGTAGGCAGTTCGCCACCAAAGGCGAAGCGATGGCTTTTGAGCGTCACATGATGGATGAGGCAGAGGCTAAGCCCTGGCTGGGTGAATCGGTAGACCGTCGTACTCTGAAAGATGTGGTTGAACTCTGGTTCAAACTGCACGGCAAATCCCTGACTGCTGGCAAGCATGTTTACGACAAACTAATCCTGATGGTCGATGCACTCGGAAACCCTCTTGCTACAGATCTCAGTTCCAAATTGTTCGCGCATTACCGTGACAAACGCCTGACGGGTGAAATCTATTTCAGTGAGAAGTGGAAGAAAGGTGCCAGCCCGGTAACTATTAACCTTGAGCAAAGCTATCTGAGCGGAGTCTTTAGCGAGCTGGCCCGTCTGGGAGAATGGAATGCGCCTAACCCACTGGAGAACATGCGTAAGTTCACCATTGCAGAAAAGGAAATGGCCTGGCTGACGCATGAGCAGATCACTGAGCTTCTTTACGATTGCCAACGTCAAAGCGCCCTTCTCGCTCTGGTCGTTAAAATCTGCTTGAGTACCGGAGCACGCTGGCGCGAGGCTGTAAACCTTACACGTTCTCAGGTCACCAAGTACCGAATCACGTTCGTCAGGACCAAAGGCAAAAAGAACCGAAGCATTCCGATTAGTAAAGAGCTTTACGAGGAAATCATTTCCCTGGACGGCTTCAAGTTCTTTACTGATTGCTACTTCCAGTTTTTGTCTGTGATGGCGAAAACCTCCATCGTGCTTCCGCGCGGCCAACTTACCCATGTCCTACGCCATACGTTTGCAGCACACTTTATGATGTCCGGCGGGAACATCCTTGCGCTCCAGAAAATTCTGGGCCATCACGACATAAAAATGACCATGCGCTATGCCCACCTGGCTCCTGATCACCTAGAAACGGCCCTACGCTTCAATCCCATGGCAACTATCGATCAGCTACCTATTAACGCTACTCACGTGCGCACTTGATAGTTGGGGAGTAATATTAGGGCGGTCTTGATTATCAAGGAAATATGTTTATGAATGAGTTACAGAAACAGGGCTTAGAGCTTCGTACTAAAGCTAAAGATTTGGCACTTGCTGTTCTGGTAAAGCATCCTGATGGGCAAAAAAATGGCAAAGGGATTAAACAATCTGAGGTGTTCAAGCTCTGCGGCTTCGATTGGGGAGCAAAACCGAAGGCTACTAGCTCGAATCAGCAATATTGGGTTGTAGCGTTGTTACGTGAACTTGAAGAAGATGGATTAGTCGAACAGATTAAAGAAAGTGGACCCTGGCGTTTAAGGTAA